TGAAATTGTAGCCTCTTACCAAAAGAACTTGGTAGCAGCAAACCTCATTAAGAAAATGAGCTTCAAGGGTAAGAAAGGCGATACCATCAATATCCCTTCTCCTACTCGTGGCTCTGCTTCTTTGAAGGCAGCTTCTACACAAGTAAACCTTATTGCCGCAACAGAGGGCAATGTTCAGGTGCTTATCAACAAGCATTACGAATATTCCCGTCTCATTGAGGACATTGTAGAAGTACAAGCCTTAAACTCTCTGCGTCAGTTCTACACTTCCGATGCTGGTTACGCACTCGCTAAACAGGTGGACACAGATGTGTTGGCCTTGGGCCGTGACGCTAACAGCGGCGGTGGTACTCTTGCCTATTCAGGTGCTTTCTCTGGCGCAGACGGTACTACCGCCTATGTTGCTGGTGCAAACACTGGTTTAGGTGCTCTCACTGATGCTGCTATTCGTCGTAGCATTCAGCGTTTGGATGACAACGATGTCCCTATGGACTCTCGCTTCCTCATCATTCCTCCTTCCACCCGTAACACCATGATGGGTATTGCTCGCTTCACTGAGCAAGCATTCGTTGGTGAACAAGGCTCTGGTAACACCATCCGCAACGGTGAAATCGGTAATGTCTATGGTATCCCTGTGTTCGTCACTTCGAATGCAGAGACCACCTCTGGCAGCACTGCTTGCCGTATTGCCTTGATGGGTCATAAGGACGCTGGTGTGTTGGTCGAGCAAATGGGTGTTCGTTCACAAACTCAATACAAGCAGGAATATCTTGCTACTCTGTACACGGCTGACACCCTGTACGGTACTAAAGAGTTGCGTGACTTCAGCCTCGTAGCTTTGGCCGTACCAGCCTGATAGAACGAAAGAGGGAGAGTCTCAAAAGGACTCTCTCCTTTTTAGAGGGCTTTATGTAGAGCTTTCCATAAAGGAGAAACCAATGAAATTTAAATGTAAACACACAGGACAGGTATACGAGTTCTTGGTAGAACACGACATCAAAGAGATGCTAAAGCACTCTGAATATTCTGCTGTTACAGGAGCTGTAGAAGCTCCTGTAGAAGCCAAGCCCAAGAAACAAGCTAAGGAAGCGTAAATGACTATATATCATGGAGTAGGAGGAGGTGGAGACGCTACCTCTGATATTGAGCTTAATGCGCTTACTACGCTAACGGCAACCGCTACAGCAGCTGCTACAGCAGCAGATGCTTCTAAGACCGCTGCTGCTGCCTCAGCAGCCTCCGCTGCTTCTAGCTATGATTCGTTTGATGACCGTTATTTGGGTTCTAAAACAACTGACCCTACGTTAGACAATGATGGTAATGCGTTACTCACAGGTGCGCTATATTTTAATTCAACAGACAATGTGATGAAGGTCTACACAGGGGCTGTGTGGGGGGCTGTTTCCGTTCCTGCATCTGGTCTTTTAATGGCAGTGGACCCAAACTACACAGGCACTCTCACAGGTGGCACAGGCATTGTTAATATTGGCTCAGGGCAGATTTATAAAGATGCTAGTGGAAACGTAGGTATTGGCACAAGTAGTCCTAACAGATCATTAGTTGTAAATGGTGCAATTAAAACACAAGGTTGGGGTGGTGTTAATAATGGAAACCTACTTTTTGGCGCAGATGAAAGAGTTTCAATATTTGGCGGTGGTGACACATTAGTTTCATTCACTGCTGGCACAGAACGTATGCGTATTGACGCTAACGGCAACGTGGGGATTGGCACAAGTAGTCCAGCTTCTTCAGCTATTTTAGATGCACAAAGCACCACAAAAGGTGTTCGTATGCCTAACATGACCACTACGCAGAAAAACGCTATTTCTAGCCCTGCTACTGGTTTGATGGTGTTTGATACCACTCTTGCAAAACTGTGTGTGTACAGCGGCTCTGCTTGGCAGACCGTTACTTCTACCTAACAAAGGAAGCCACCATGATTACTTGGAAAATCGCACAACTTGACCGCCAAACCTCTGATGGCTTTGTAACTACGGCTCACTGGACAGTAAACGCTGTTGACGGAGAATACTCAGCATCCACCTACGGCACTATCGGCTTTGAAGCTGGTACACCTGCAACACCTTTTGCATCTCTGACCGAGGCTCAAGTGATTGCTTGGGTTAAAGCAAAGTTAGATGTTGCGGCTATTGAAGCTAGTTTGCAATCGCAGATTGACGCAAAGAAGAACCCTGTTACAACAACAGGAACCCCTTGGTAATACATAAGGAAACAATATGAAAATGCCTATTCGTGGTCAACGCACCGCTACCAACAAGAAGCGTAAGAAACCAACTCCAATGCCTACGCCTAAGAAAGGCTACTAATGGCTCTCCCTTCATATTTAGACCTAGTAAATGAGGTGCTTATTCGTCTCCGTGAGCCAGAAGTGACCACGGTGAATGAGCACGTCTTGTCACGCCTTGTTGGGAAGTTTGTCAATGACGCTAAACGACAAGTGGAAGACAGCTATGATTGGAATGCTCTCACTACAACCCTTACAGCTTATACGGTTGATGGTATTTTCAATAGTGTTATGGTGGGTTCAGGTGCTCGGTTTAAGCTCATTGAGATTTACAACAACACAGGTAAATATTACTTACAGAGTAAAAGCACCTCAGAGATGACTCAATACCTCTTGGGCGGGGAAACCCCTCAAAAGGGACAACCTCTGTATTACAACTTTAATGGCATCAATAGTAATGGAGACACTCAGTTTGACTTGTTTCCTGTTCCAGATGGCGAATACCAAATCTTCTTTAACATCTACCAACCACAAGATGAACTAAAGACAGACAGCAACACAATGAAGGTTCCTAAAGAGCCTGTTGTTTTGTTAGCCCTTGCTCGTGGCTTGGTTGAACGAGGTGAAGATGGAGGCTTGGCAAGCAGCGAGGCTTATTCAATGTACAAGAGCGCATTGTCAGACTACATTGCCATTGAGCAAAGCCGTTACCCTGAGCTTGATAGCTGGAGCTGGACATAGATGGCACAAAACATACAAACCTTCTCTGTAACAGCTCCCGGCTTCTTTGGTCTAAACACACAAGACAGCTCTTTAGACCTGCAGCAGGGATGGTCTCTGGTAGCTAATAACGCTGTCATTGACAAGTTTGGTCGTATAGGCGCACGTAAGGGCTGGCTTCCACAGAACACAGCTTCTGGGCCTCTAGGCTCTGCTGCTATACGCACCATTTCTGAACACGTAGATGATGCAGGTAATGTGTTTACATTGGTGTTTGGAAACAACAAGGTGTTTAAGCTAACAGGCGGTGCTCTAGTAGAACTCACTTATGGCGGCGGTGGAACAGCCCCAACAATAACAGGAGACAATTGGAGCGTGTCTAACATGGGGGGAGCTGCTTTTGCTTTCCAACGAGGACATGACCCCATTGTGTTTGATTCCCTTGTCTCAGCGTCCACCTACAAACGTGTTAGTGAACTTGCTGGATACAACGGCACAGTGCAACAAGCCAACTTTGGTATGAGTGCTTGGGGACGTATATGGAATGTAGACACAAACACCGAGAAAGGTCTCATTCAATATAGCGACATTCGCCACCCTGAACACTACAACACAGGAAGTGCAGGAACATTGAATGTTGATACGGTTTGGCCTAATGGTAACGACACCATCACAGCTCTAGCAGCTCATAACGACTTCTTGTTCATCTTTGGTACTCAGAACATATTGGTGTATTCGGGAGCTTCATCAATAGCTGACCCCTCTCCTACATTCCGTCTCTCAGACACAATTACAGGCATTGGCTGCATTGCTAGAGACAGTGTACAGAACACAGGCAGTGATGTCATCTTCTTGTCTAAGACAGGAGTACGTTCAGTGCTCCGAACAATACAAGAAAAGAGTGCTCCTCTGCGTGACCTAAGCAAGAATGTTCGTGATGACTTGATGCGTACCTTAGATGGTACAGACCTAAGCCTCGTAAAGAGCGTGTACAACCCGTTAGAAGCCTTCTACCTGTTGACAGTGCCTATCACCAATCAGGTCTATTGCTTCGACACCAAACAGCCCTTGCAGGACGGAAGTGCTCGTATCACCACATGGGACAGCATTACACCAACCTGCTTCTGCTCCTTACGTGATGGTAGTCTTCTAATTGGTAAGGCTGGCTTTGTCGGGAAGTATACAGGCTATTTCGACAACACAACTAAGTACAGGTTTCAATACTTCACCAACCATGCTGACTTAGGACAACCAAGCATAACAACAGTGCTGAAGAAACTAAGCGTTGTTGTCATTGGCGGTAGTGGTCAATATGTCACTATCAAATGGGGCTACGACTTCAGCAGTAATTATCAGGCTCAAAACGTACAGATTCCTGCTCAAGGAGAGAGCTTCTACGGGGTGTCTGAATATGGCATAGCTCAATACTCAGATGGTGTTGCTCTACAAACTTTAGTGGCTTACCCCACAAGCAGCGGCAAGATTGTTCAGACAGGGTATGAGAGCGACATTCAGGGCTTCCCTTTGAGCATACAGAAATTAGAGATACAGGCCAAGAACGGCAAAATTGTTTAAGGAAACAAATGACAAATTATGTAAAAAGTACAGCCTTTACCTCTAAGGACACGCTCCCTAGTGGTAATGCTCTTAAAATTGTAAAAGGGGCAGAGCTTGACACTGAGTTTAATAACTTAGCTGTTTCTGTAGCTACAAAAGCAGACTTGTTGTCTCCTGTTTTTACAGGAACACCAACAGCTCCTACAGCGGTTGTAGGCACAAGCACTACACAACTAGCCACTACAGCTTTTACAACAAATGCTTTTCAGCTTATGTATCCTGTAGGTTCTGTTTATATTAATGCTAGTGTTTCTACAAACCCAAATACTTTGTTTGGCTTTGGTACTTGGGTAGCCTTTGGTGGTGGTAGAGTTCCTGTAGGTATTACGGCTGGAGACGCTCTTTTTGATGCTTTAGAAGAAACTGGCGGTAGCAAGGATAGTACGCTTCCAAGTCATACTCACACTGTTTCTTCTTCTGGCACTACGGGTGGACAAAGTGCTACGCACAACCACGGTGCTACTTCTACTGTTTCTGACCCCGGACACGCCCAT